AGGAGGTAGAAACAAATTGAAATATCATGCCATTAATTCGATATTGTTCAAAATTGGAGGCTATTGAAGATAACCAGGGAAAAGCATCCTTGAGACCGGGGTTTATGGGCACGGTACGGCTAACAAAAGCTTCCGACCCAGTGAAATCACCTAGATACTCCTTATGGCGGATCCGGATGCTGTTAGCCCCGAACACCGGGACAGCAGACGGACGGACCAAAGAATTCTCCAGGATCTTGTAATCACCCTTCCCAAAAATGCGGGCCGCCACGGTCCCAAGACCGCGGCCAACCATAGCTCCCACCTTGCCACCTATCCCAGGGGCAATCATGTTACCAACAATACCACCGGCAGTCTGGCCGTAAGACTCGAACACCTGCCGAGAAGATCCCTTCTTCTTGGGGGCAGGGGCAGCCTTAGGACGTCGGACTCCTTTTGGGCGGCGAGATGACTTGCGTCCCTTGGGTGGCATAATATTTTATTAAACCCGGATCTACCGCTGCCGGGCCAGGGAGGGGCATTCTCTCAAAATGACGGGACCAATCAAGGATCACGAATTCCCTATCGTAATCCAAGCAAGCACGACTAATGAAGGGGTAAAGGTAAGGGCAGTCCAAAGGCTCGAAACCCACACGGGAATCGAACCACTGCTCAGCCAAGATTTGGGCAAGAATAGGCACTCCGTAGAGGTCTTGCACAAGTTGCCTTGCTTCCATGGAAACCTCCCTATACACCAGGGGGCTTTTCATCCGCTCCACTAACCGCGCTCTCTCGTACGGATTGAGAGCCAATACCCGGTAGTGCGTGGTGTTTTTGAGAATATATCTGCACATGCTGGTAACAATAGGGCAACCAGAATGCTCATAAAGCAGCGACCTTGCTTTACAATTCAATAATTCTCTGCGTGTTTTTGCGGAGGAACCTGAATAGATAGCGGGGGCCCATCCAACATTCAGGTAAGCCTTAATGGGGTCGGTAACAACAACGTGATCAGCAGTAAACACCTGACCACAGAAGCTGGCAACATTAAGACTTTTGGGAAATTCAATTTTTACGGTCATGCCTAGGTCGGCATACATCTTGGACGTGGGCATGCGCCCTTTGAAAACTCCAAGACAGTCGTCACCCTCAATCAAACAGTCATAATCAGAATTCCCTAACTGATCATGGATGAAGAGGTAAAACATCAAATTGGTGAAAGAATTACCTAAGGAGGTGTTCATTTCCCCCGACATTCGTCCAGCAAAAACTTCGGCCTTCACGTTCTTAAAAGAACAAAAGTTAGTTCCAGCCAAAGTCTCAACTAGGGACAAAAATAGGGGGCCATCATGCAAATTGACGACCATGTGACGATAGTACTCCATCTCACAGATCCGCATCAACTCAGGCACAAAGTGTGACTCAAAAGAGGTGTAGTCCGTGGCCATAACCTGAACACCAGGTTTTCCAAGCCGGGACTCGACAAACTTCGACCTAAGAGGGGAGGGGACA